ATACAGAACCCGCTATGTCAAAACTCAGGAAATTTTTTTGTTTGAATATTCCATATTTACTCTGATCGTAATTTTCTATTAACTCTTTAGCTATAAATCATCCTCAACTTTCCATCGTAAAAATATTTGCATAAAACAAGGGGCTAGTCTCATGAGTAAAGGGGGACGAAAAAAGAAGCCGAAGCTACAGAAGAAACTTGAAGGAACCTATCGAAAAGACAGGGATAATTCCAAATCCCCTGATCCTTCTCAAGAACTCCCAATAGCTCCAGCAACCTTCAATGAGCTTTCTCAACGATGGTTTGACACCTTAATCGAGCGATTACAGGTACAAGGGTATGCTTCCGCTTCTCACACCGAAGTCATAGCAATGGCTGCCATGCGTTTGGCAGAGATCGAGGATTTGACCCAACGTCTTCATAAACATAAGAGTCCCGTTTATAAGACAAAAAACTCTCACGGACAAACCGTTTGGAAAGCTCGTCCAGAGGTAGCTATGCGTAATGAAGCAATGCGACATGCACAATCACTCCTGGCAGAGCTTGGTCTGACGCCCACAAGTATGAATAAAGTCGCACTTCCGAAAGGTAAAACCGGCGAATCCAAATGGGGGAAATTTGCCAAATGAAAAATACCCGCACGTCAACAAGGCGAACAAATATGCCCGTGATGTTGTAAGTGGTAAAATCGTTGCCTGCAAATGGGTGAAGCTGGCATGTCAGCGCCACCTTGACGACCTCAAAAAAGAGAAGAAACGAAATTTCCTTTACAAATTCGACAGGGCAGAAGGTGAGCGTTTTGTCGAATTTGCGGAAACGTTTCCACACGTCAAGGGCGAATGGGCAAGGAAGAAAAATAATACCCTGAAGTTACAGCCCTGGCAGTGCTTTATATGGGTAGTTGTTTTCGGTTGGCTTCGCAAATCTGATGGGTCCAGACGCTTCCGCGAAGTCTATGCAGAGATCGCCAGGAAGAACGGTAAGAGCATCCAGGCCGCAATAGTCGGGCTGTTCATGCTGACCGTTGACGGCGAAATCGGACCCGAAATATTCAGTGGTGCCACTACTGAAAAACAAGCTCTTGAGGTCTTCCGTCCAGCCTGGTTAATGGCAAACAAGGCTGATGAATTCAAAGACTACTTCGGAATCGAGCTTGGTGGAACAGCCAAGAATCCAGGTAACATTTACTGTCTTGAGAATGACGCTCGGTTTGAAGCGGTAATCGGAAAGCCTGGTGATGGTGCTTCACCGCATTGTGCAATCGTTGATGAGTATCACGAGCATAAGACATCAGAGCTTTATGACACTATGCTCACCGGCATGGGTGCCCGGTCGCAACCGTTGCTTTTGATCATCACAACTGCTGGATCAAACATAGCAGGTCCATGTCATGACAAGCGTTCCGAAGCCTGCAAAGTGCTGGAAGGCACCACAAAAAATGAAGAGCTTTTCGGGATCATCTTCACCATCGATGATGACGATGATTGGACCGACTTCAAGAATTGGAAAAAAGCAAATCCCAATCTGGGAATCAGTGTTAAAGAGGACTTCCTGAAAGCCAGGTTACAGGAAGGAATTCAAAGTTCAACCCGGCAAAACATTGTAAGGTGCAAGCATTTGAATCAGTGGGTTCATGCAAAAACAGCCTGGATGAATATGATCGCGTGGAAAAATTGCGGCGATCCGTCCTTATCCATCGATCAGTTTGAAGGGGAACCATGCTGGGTTCCCATCGACCTGGCCAGCAAAATTGATATCGCTGCCATGATGCAGCTTTTCAGGCGAGGCGATCATTACTACATGTTCGGTAAATACTACTTGCCGGAAGCCGCTCTGGAAGGTGAGGACAAAACCCATTATCAGGGCTGGGCAAAAGATGGACTTCTCACAATCACACTGGGGAACATCATTGATTTTAGTTACATCGAAGATGACCTGAAGGAATTCCGAAGCCGATTTGAAATTCAGGAAGTCCCCTATGATCCACATCAGGCAACCCAGTTTGCTACTCGCATGATGGATGAGGGGATGCCAATGGTTGAGTACGGGGCATCCGTTCCGAATTTTTCAGAACCCATGAAGGAGTTCGAGGCCCTGGTTCTTTCCGGGAAGTTTCACCACAATGGTGATCCCGTCCTAACCTGGATGGCTTCAAATGTGGTCGCACGGATAGATGCCAAAGAATGCATTTATCCCCGCAAGGAAAAGCCAGAAAACAAAATTGACGGCATAGTTGCCGGGATCATGGGGATAGGCAGAGCCATGCTGAATAGCAGTAGCACCGGATACGTGCAACAAGGCGTTGTGGATTTGGAGGCATACAGAAGATGAACATAGTTAAACGAATAACAGGATTGACTACAACTCGGAAATTAAAATCAGCAGTCGAGAACACTATAACCGCCGATCAACTGGCTGAGCTTTTCAGGGAAAGCTACAGAACAAACGCGGGTCCAGCAGTTAATCAAACAACAGCATGGCGCAGTTCTGCTGTGTTCGCTTGTGTGCGAATTATCCTGGCTGGCATGACTACCCTTCCGGTGATGATCTACGATGAGTCAAATCCCAAAGACAGGAAACCTCTTCCCAATCATTGGGCAATGCCCTTGTTAAATCTTCAGCCTAATCCCCGGCAATCGGCCAGTACATTCTGGTCCTGCCTGATTGCTGACAAGCTCCTGGGTGGTAATGGTATGGCTCACATTGAAAGGCTTGGAACCGGACGCGCCACAGGGTTCACGTGGATTCCCCGGATAAAATGTCAACCCCGACTCAACAAGCAATTCCTTCGGCTTTGGTATTACTACACAGATGACGCTGATCAATATCGCGTTGTCGATCAGGACGATATCATTCATGTCCCCAATATCGGATGGGATGGTGAGGGCGGCATGTCCTCCATTAAGGCCGGGGCACAAGGAATCGGCTTAGGTCTTGCAGCCGAGGAACACTCTGCTAGGGTATTTACAAATTCAGCCCGAATGGATTATGTGCTGAAATTCCCCAATAAATTATCAGATGACCAGGCGCAACTGATTGTTGATACCATCCTCAAAAAACACCAGGGACCGGAGTTCGCCCATTTACCTGGTGTGATAACTGAAGGCGGTGAAGTCCAGCAGTTGACCATGAATGCCAAGGACTCCCAACTCCTGGAAGCCCGGCAATTCTCCATTGAAGATATCGCCCGATTCTTTGGCGTTCCCCCGGTAATGATTGGCTCCATGCAGAAATCATCTTCATGGGGAGCAGGGGTAGCACAACAGGCAGCCTGGCTGGTGATGTTCAATCTTCAGGCACAAGCGGAATCACTTGAGCAGGAATTCAATCGGAAGCTGTTTTTAAGAACATATGAACGAATGCGGTTCAATTTCACTGGTCTGTTGCGAGGTGACATTGAAGCCCGTTTCCAAGCCTATGACATTGCACGAGGTGGACAAGACAAACCAGGACTTGCCTCACGAAATGAACTCAGAGCAATGGAAGGCTGGGGGCCTATTCCCGGTGGTGATGAAATATACGATCCAAGTAAAAGGAGTGAAGGCAATGAAGGATAAACTGGTAATCGTAAACGACAATGGCGAGGCCACGATCTATATCTATGAGCAGATAGGTGGGTTTTTGGGAGTGCCCGTTGAAGACCTGGTCAAAGAGATTGCTGCATTGAAAGTATCGACTATCCATCTTCGCATCAATTCTCCCGGCGGCGATGTATTTGATGCCAGAGCTATTGAAGCTGTGATCCGAGAGCATCCCGCAAATGTCATTGCCCATATCGATGGAGTTGCAGCTAGCTCGGCTTCATTCCTTGCTTTGGCAGCCAATCAAGTGGAAATGGGTGAGGGAGCGTTCTTCATGATCCATAATGCAATGGCTATTGCCAGAGGTAATGCAACCGCCCTCATGGAAGTGGCAGCTTTACTTGAGAAAGTCGATGGCTCGATCAATGGAAGTTACCAGCGCAAAACCGGATTGAGTGAAGATCAAATCCGGGAATGGATGAATGCTGAAACCTGGTTCACTGCTAAAGAAGCATTGGAGCATGGTTTCATTGACAGTATCTATGAAAATCAGAAGCCAGACAACGTCTTCAACTGGGATGAATTTGAATACCGGAATATCCCGGAAGCGTTATTTGAAAGTGTTGAAACCAAAGAAGAACCAACTATCGAAAATGAGGAGGTGGCAGAGGATGAGCAGGAGCCCGTAGTAGAGCAGCAGTTTGACCACGCTGCAAATGAGCGGCTGCTCGAACTGTTGAAGATAATGTAATCGCAGTCAGTCCCCAACCTGGAAGAAAAGCCACCCTTGTTTGGGTGGCTTTTTTATTACCAAAAATTAAGGAGGAAAACAAATTGAATCAAGTACTGAGAGAAAAGAAAGCTGCACTGGTTACGGAATGTCTGGCCCTGATGAATGACAACCAGGGTAAATGGACCGCCGAGCTTCAGGCTCAATATGAGCGGATGAGCGATGAGATCATTTCCCTTACCCAGCAGATTGAGAATTACGACAAGATGCTGGCGATTGAGGCCGAAAGTTCCAAGATGCTTGATATCCAGGCTGGCATCATGGGAGTGTCCCCGGATGAGGCCAATGATCTGAAACAGAAATGTATCATGGCACAAGATGCTTTCTTGCGGCGTGGTCCCGATGCTCGGAATGCCATGATCGAAGAGTTGGGCATTCAGAATACCATGAGT